AATACGACGACGTGCTCTTTCTACTGCACCTTCATCACTATTGCTTTCAAAACGAAGCATTGTACGATCTGTAATATCAAAGCGGTATCCAAGACCAACAACATTTTCTACCTTAGCATCAATAGCAGCGTGATTTGCAAATGATGTATCGTAGTAACTTGCCAACTCATACATATTGTATGGTGGTGTGATTACATCAAAAAGTCCATAGCCATTTCTATATACCGTTCCAGGATTAATCTGCTTAGATCCACTACCATCTTGTCCCATTGGAATAGCATTAGCATTTTCTAAATAACGTGCTGATGGTTCTACAGTATTGTATCCATATACAGCCTTAGAAACATTTCTTGTTGTTCTACGTTTAAAGTTTTGATCTAGTCCAGAATACTCTTTAAGAATATTCCAGTCCTTACCAAATGGATCATGGGCTTTAAAAATATTCTCTGACTCTTCTTGAGTCTTAAGACTTGCCTGAATAAAATCGTAATCGTATTGTTCGCTCATGATTCGTATACATCTTTCCCATATTTATTTAATGTGTCTTGAGCAGCCTGCCATGCACCTAGATCATTCATAGATGGGATAAGACCATTTTTAAATCTGTCCATTTGCTCCGTATGCTCTTCTTCACTAATTCTATTTAATCCAGGAACAAATACTGCAGTTCCTTCACCATCATCGCCATAATAAACTGCAGCAGTCTTAAGTTCTGCTATTTTTGAAATATCACCCTTCATAGATGGGATATTTAAAACGTTACCCTCTCCGTCTGTAAACCACTTTCCATTGGATTTCTTATAAACATACAATCCCCAGTCATAATTCTTAGGAATGACCTTTCTTCGGACATTACTTACAAGAGGCTTACCAGTTTTTTGACTAATTAATGGATTCATGTACTTAAGTATACCAGACTATACCGCTGAACCCAGTCTAACGGTCCATGTCGTGTCATTGTATATTTTAACTTTTTGGGCATCAAATATCATACCCTCATCATCATCAATAATAATTTTATTAGTTCCAACATAAGTCTTATACACATCAGAGGGGCTTACACCATATAGGTCGGATGCTGAAATAACAAGCACTCCATCCCAGGTAAAACTGTTTAGCCAATACTCCCACTCAAAATTAGTAACTCCGTCAGTTTTTACCTTTAGCCATGGTCTTGTTAAAGTACTCTGAACCTGTTGTAGGTTATTTGCTTGATAGAAAGCAATATTATTAAACACAAGTGGACCAGTTAAATTGATACCGCCAATGAATGAGTCAAAGTTAAGAGCAGTAGAAAATGCTATACCAATAACTGCCCATTCCTTAATTGTCAATACTGGCTCTCTGACTAAAGATCCATTTAAGAAATATGACAAGCCATTAAATGTTTGACCTGTTGCTAAACTTTTTGCATAGACTCTTGCCCTTGTGCCATCTGGGTTATCTGCTGTAATATAAAACTTAATAGTATCTGCTTTATACACTATCTCAAATATTTCTGTTGGAATAAATGGGAACTGATCTAAATCAGACCTCATCCAAATCTGTGTTGCGCTTACACGATAGTTATCTGCTAGAGTTGAGTTTACTGGAATTGCAATACCACGAGAAATTAGTGGATCAAAGTCTCCACGAACTTCAATGCCAGATGTGCGATTTAGATAAAGATATGGAGTGCTTCCTTTATAAATACTAAATGGATTTTGAGACTTATAATCAAAGTAAAGACCAGCACGTTTATATGGGAACATGTTGACACCAAATCGTGTTCCTATTGGATTAAAAGCATTTTCATTAAATGCCTGAGATGTTAGTTCTAATCTACGCAAACGAATTGGCTTTCTTAAAATGCCACGAATATTAAAATCTAGATGATATACAACAGCAAGTTTGCTGAAGTCTACAGTTTTGGTTGGATAAATTAATGTATTATCTACCACCTCAAATTTTGTGGTTAGCCAATTTGAATACTCGTCAATATTAATAATCTTGTTTTCTTTTGGTGGTACATAATTCGGAAAGTCAGTTATTGGTGTATTTGCACCCTCTTCAATATATTGCAAAGTAATATAACTTCTAACAACAGCATCTGTAGTGTCATACTCAAAATATTTAGCAGCCTTTTGAGACATATCCTCATAGTTATTCCATCCAGTTAATAGGCTGTTGTCTAACTGAAAATATGTCTTTTGAACTGGATGGGCGTATTCTTCTTTAAGTTCGTTATATGTCCAAGATCCAATTTCTTCATATTCCGTCAATTTTGTGGGTGATGGATAGCCTAGATTAAACTGCAAAAAGTCTAGGTCATAATACTGATTGCCAAGTTCATTTGTTACAGATTGTGCAAAATAAGAAAGTGGAAGATAGTCTTCCCAATATCCAGAAACACCAATGTCTAAGAAATATGTATCATATGCCTCTGATGGAAGAAGTGTATAACTTGCGGTATGTGCTAAAAGTGCCAAAGCATTAGCAGACTCCGCTGATCCAGTAGCCAAATAACTATCAAGAATTGCAGTTCCATTTTCTTCAAAATGAGACGTTATGGCATTTGCATTATATGCGGTACAAAGACCTACAGAATAAATTTTGCCTGTAAACTGAAAAGTACCAGTCTCATCTCCACCAACATACATTTCAAGACCATTACGATTTCCAAAGAAAGACGCAACATTGCCGCCAAAGAAATTAACAAGTTCCTCTATTTGAATTCCAGCAGCATATTTTTCATCGGCTACAATAATGTCCGTAGTATAAATTTCTTCTTCTTCGCCATTAAAGTATAGATAGTAGTGAATCTCGTCTAAGTCTTTACGAACCGAAAAGTAATTTCCTGTAAGTCTGTTGTAGATTTTAAACAGTGTTTCTTCAGTGGCTAAATTGTCTGAACTAAATACTCCATATACAGTATCTATATCTGTATTCAAAATACTTAATCTAGGAAAGTTAAAATAACATTCTTCTGTATCCCAGGAAATATTTGGTCTAAAAGTTATAAACTTATCCTCATTAGGCACCTGTATTTCTTGATTATTATCATATAGTTCTTGAAGTGTTTTAGAACCTATAAAGATTTCTGGCAAAGAATACTCTGGTGTAGTTAATGCTGTATTAGTTGTAGATAGGTTGTCAAAAGTACCCTGCTCCCATTGAGCAAAGTCTGGATAAGTATAGTTTGCTGTATAGTCAGCAAAAGGATAGTCAATAAAAGCCTGTGTGCCTCCGTAGGCAGAGTTAATTACTTCTGGGGATAAAACACCTTGACCATAAACCCATCTGCGCTTGGCAACGCTAATAGAGACTGAATACGGATAAATTGCAACACAGTCAACTTCAATAGGAGTTACATCTTCATAAGCATAAAATCCAAGCCAATCTTGACTGTCTCCAGCATTATCTAGTTGTGAAGGTAAAATAAGACTATCTGTTTCAATTGGAATATTTATTACTTCTTCACCATTTATAAGCAAACTTGCGTTATTTCTAATTACCTTTAGATGAACAAGCATTGGTCTAAACCATTCACCAACAAAGTGAGATGCAAACTGCTTACCAATTACTAATGTTAAAAATCCAGACTCTACATAAATACCGTCTGAAGATGCTATAGGTCCAAATATTCTTTTTGGTTCATAGGCATTTGAATTAATTCTGATCCAAAACTCAACTGTATAATCTTTATATTTTCCAAGTTCATTTAAAAATCCTTGACCAGGAACTATTAGTGATGGCTTACCTCCAGTGTTTGGTGTTATTCTTGTAACACCGCTTGCTCCAAATACCATCGGAATTCCACTGTTTTTAGCAACAAGTGCATTATTAGAAACAATATAGTATCCAGAGTCTCCGCCAAGACCATATGCGTCTGCAGGAACCGAAGAGTCGACAGTTAAAGCAATATTTGATGGAAGTGCAGTTGGAGTTACACCTAACGAAACAGCATTAAACTCTTCAGACCACTGACCAGCAGTAATACCGTTAACATAAAACTGATACTGTTCTGACGTTCCTCCGCCATCTGTATATGCAAATTTTAAAACAACTCTAAAGTCAGTATTTTCATCTGGTATCTCAAATGTTCCAGATATAAAACTCCATGATTGAAAAATAGTTGTATTAAATGTTTCTAATCTCTGTATAATTTGAGAAGTTGTAGTATCTGTATACTCAAAGCCAATTTGGACTTGGGTTAAGTATGCGCTGTTTGAATAAAAATATGCACCAACACTTAATGTTCCTAGATCATTATTCATGTCTGTAAAATTTATTAAATTTTCACTTACACATTCTATGACCAAAGAACTGGTTACTGGAACATTGCCTTCTAATAGGTTAAGAACGCTATCTTCAAATGGCTGATTTATATCTACCGACGAAGTTGAGGCAGCACAATTGGTAAGAGTCCAACCGTCTGAAATATCACGCTGTGCTTCTGTGATAAGGCTGATATAGTCTGCTTGATCATCTAAAGCCCACAAGATTTGTGGTTGCTCAGAATAAACCTTTTCTGCATACAAATTAGAGGGTATGGACATAGTGCTCCTTACTCCTAATTATAGCAGTTAGGATATTTTAATCATACATGTATCTGTAGTACAGTATGCTTCGCCTTCAGCCTCTAGATTATCTACCCCGTCATAAATAGCAGACCAGTTAATCTTCTTAATTTGTCCAATATATGCGTTATATTCATCTTTTGTAATCTGGGTATACGGCTGTTGAGGATATGTCTTGTTACCCATTGGCAAGAAGGATACCGCCTTCAACTGACCCTCATACATATGAAGTGCTGGAGCAATATGCTCTGTTTCTTTTTCCTTATCAAATGAAAGAGTAACAGAAACACCATTGTCAGACCAATACTTCTGCGTTGTGGCAGCAAGACCAATCTTTTCAAATAATGTTACATCTTTCTCAGACCGTGGGTGACCAGAATGAACTGGGAAATATACAACAGTTGTATTTGCTGATACTAGGTCTGGCTCCATTTTATAGCCTGCTGCTTTGAACAAACTAATCATTGGATCTTGGTTGCCAAATCGAATTGCACGAAGAAAGAAGTTTCCTCCTGGACCCCAGTGAACTCCTGGAGTTGCACCAGACAATAGCGAAACAGAACCTGATGGCTTAACCGTTGTTACACGAATTGATTCACGAACACACAACCACTCAGAATATGAATGATCATATTTACGAATTGTCTTATATCCTTCATCCATCCACTCACGAACTGCTGGCAATCCCTTCTGATCTGCAAAAGATGCAATACCAGTAAGCGATGTTCCAATACGACGATTACGCTGCATAATGCCATTTGTAATCTGCCAATGTGTAGGAACAAGGGTAACTGTCTTACCATACAAATATGCAAACTTCAAAGTACGCAAGAAATCTTCCTTAGATTCATGACGATTTAGATGTACTTCTACAAGTGTGCAAAGTTCATATGATTCTAGCGGTTGCTCTGCACATGGGTTAAATCCCATTACACGATAATCTTTTCCATCTGCAGGATCTGCTAAACGACCATAGTTACGAGCAACATCTAGCCAAATAAAACCTGGCTCTCCGTTGTCTGCAATTAAATCTACATAGTCTTCATATTTAGTTCCAACAGAAGCAGCAATAGAGTTATTACTCATCCATGCCCATCCTGGATTTTCTGGATCAAATGAGTTTCTATCAGGAAATACTTCTGCATTTTTTAGATTGATAAAGTTGCCGTCTTCTGGAGCACCAAGTGCAAGAGTAGCAGAACGACGAACATTTCCAGCAACAACACATGTTCCAATAAGATTTACAATATCAACAATTGCACGAGAATCA